CCCCCTTGGGGGCCCCTGGACTATCAGCGATGTTAGTCCTCGAGTTTTCATCTTCGCACTTCGTGTGCTTTACACTTATGCGGGATGAAGTTCAGTAGCTGTGCAGGACGATTTTATCGTCCCGCTGAATTAACTAAATGGAGGTTAGATATGAGGCAACTCGGTTCTCGATTTCGAAGTAAGGTTAGACCCGCGGAAAGCGGGCTCATCAAGCTTGGAGAAATGTTCTACAAGTGGATTGATGGGCGCTGGCGGTCAGTGACCGACATCTGGCAACATGCTTTTAATGGCATTCCAGATCAGGCGTCTTATTGGCCTTCGAACTACGGCGTATCCAAAGGGGAATACTGTTGGGATGATACCCATCCAGGTCCTCCTTGGAGTAGCGGTGGTCCGTTTTCGAAAGTTACTGTCGAGTTTCCCGAGAAGCAAGTTGTAGGTTGGGCTCATCACGAAGCTCCTGGTACCACCTGGAATATAGGGTGGCCCTGGATGCTTGATCTTGAAGCCCAGTGGCGAGGAGGTTTCCAATTACAAGATATTGGAGCTTTTGATCTGATGAAACCATTTTATGGCAACATCAGTTACCTTCTCAACACGTCCGGTATTGCTACGGACACTGCCTCATGGGGTCCTAGTGCGTGGGCAGCCACGTCACCGAAGATGGAAGCCGCTTCTGCATTCGTGGCCCTTAGAGAATCTAAGGACATCCCACGAATGTTGCAGACATCCGCTTCAGCTTTCCAAGATTCTTGGAAGGCTTTGGGCGGGTCTACGATGAGCGCGTCAATGGCACCTAAAAAGGCCGCTGATCACTTCCTCAACCATGAATTTGGTTGGCTTCCCTTCCTTTCCGATCTAGGCAAGTTTAAATCTGCCTTTGATAATTCTGCCAAATATTTCTCTCGAATGAGAGCAAATAATGGCAAGTGGAAGGTTTATAGGAGGACCCTTGTTGACGAATCTCCGGAATGGACAACTGTACATGAAGGTGGTGGCTGGATAGTTAATCCAGAAAACAGCTTCACGGCCAGTCACTTGACTGGTGGAAGGTCCGCTAGTTTTCGTGTTCTAGAGAGAAAACAAACTCTAGTCACGAGCTCTGGCTCCTTCAAGTTCTACAAACCGGAGCATGATTGTACTGCAGAAGGCTATGATAGCCCGTTAGCAGAACTCAATCGTCAGATGACGATGTATGGACTAAGAATTAGTCCATCCAACGTCTGGAGGTCTACACCTTGGACTTGGCTCATCGATTGGGGTCTGAATGTCGGTCAAAATCTTGACCGAGTTACAGAGTACCTTCAGGATGGAGTCGAGTGCAAATATCTGTACGTTATGGCCCATGACATTAGAACGTTTCGTTTTGAACAAACGTTACCTTTTGTCTCTGGGACATTGACACTGAATTATGATCGAACTGTCGAAATAAAACAGCGTCAGGCGGCAGATAACCCATTTAGTCTCGGCCCGCAAGGGAATTTTGGACCCTTGCGTCTTGCTATCTTGGCGGCCTTAGGCGTTTCTAGGCACTAGTTGTGGCCTACGCTTCTAGTCAATAGACTAGCGCTTCACCCCAAGGTAATCTGCTGGGCGGCTTCTTAGTTTCTAGTGATTCGGAACCACTAGAACGCGTTCAGCTAAACTCCGTAAAAACTCAGGAGGTCAACTTTGGCACTTGCCGATCCACAAACTGTAACTGTAAATTCTGTTGCAAAATCGCTCGCTCTTATCATACGAGACGGTCAAAAAGCCGTCTATATGACAAGTGATGGGCTGTTTAAATTAACAGTTTCCCATCAAGCATCTAAGGACCGAGTTCGGTCTCAAGTGCAAATCGAGCAAAAGGCAATCGTGGCTGATCCGCTTACTGCGGTCAACGACTACGATTTCCTTAAATTTTACTGTGTTTTTGATCGCCCCAACTCGGGGTTCTCATTAGCACAGGAACAACAGCTTATAGCTGGGTTTCAAGCCTGGCTAGATTCTACAATGGTTGGAAAGATTGTTGGCCAAGAGGCCTAAGTCTTCCCCATTGTTTGTGCATTCTCCTCGTTCTCTAAGTATTGAGGATTATGAGAATGTTTGCCATCAGTTTGCCTGTTCAAACAGGACAGGTGATCGCCAAAGCTTGATATCGGCCTTCCTATTATAGAAAGGTGATATGAAAAGCAAGGCAACTGACTATCTCGAGTTAGTTACCGCTATCTATTTAGATAGCTGTAACAAGTGTACCGCTGAAGTCTTTGATATACGTGACATCGAAACTTTGATGTCACGGGTCAAGTATGAAGGTTTATCCTTTTTAACGATAACCCTTCCCCAATTTGCTAGTGACCTTGAACAGTCATTAGCGAATGGGCTTATAGACCCAACGTACTTCACGAATTTCAAGAAGTACGGGTGCAACCCCGCATTTTTGCGAGGCTTTACCGGTCTGATATTTGACCAGAAGACAGGGAGGATATTCAATGAAGACTCAACTGAAATCTCGGTCCTTGTTGATGCGATTAGGCAAATTTGCCTCTCGTTCAAAAAGATCGAAATCGAGTGCTCCCCTAAAAGGAAGTACTTGGCAGTCAAGTCATACATCGAACTTGAAGCTGATTTTTCAACTTCTTCGGTCCCGGCGGAGGATACGGCTCGTTTCCGTGCTGTATCTTCTATGTTATGGGATAACCTACTCTTTGGATCATACCAAGGAGATAGGCTTGTTCCTAGACATGGTCCTGGGACTACTGCTGAAGGTGCGTCAGGTAATCTGAAGTACACTTGGCAGTCGTGGCATGCCCGTCTTGAGCCTTACTTCCCCATTATTGGATGTGCATATCCTCTTGGATTGCCACCCGACTCTGAGGAGCTCAATAAGTTAACGGTCATTCCAGAGGATGAAGAACCACCCGTGAGGGTAGTCTTTGTCCCCAAGACTTTGAAAAGCCCCCGGGTTATAGCTATTGAACCGTGTTGTATGCAATACACACAGCAAGCCATTAGATCAATCCTTACGGGATTAATCGAAAATGGTGCCGTTACAGGTGGTCAGATTAATTTCTCTGATCAGTCTGTAAATCAGCGGCTAGCTCTAACTTCATCTAGATCCGGTTTATTGGCAACAATAGATCTTTCAGATGCAAGCGATCGTGTTCCACATGATCTTGCTATGGAAATGTTTCGATCTGATCCTGATCTTAGGGATGCGATTGAGGCATGTCGGTCTAGATCTGCGATTCTTCCTAATGGGGTTTTAATTCCCGTT